CGAGATATGTGATATGTGTAATCCCAACCTGCATCCATTACAACGAGAAATCTTCAAGCGAGGTTATACAATGCAAGAGTTTTGTGCCAGATCAGGATTATCTAAAAGCGTGATCCGTTCGATCTGTTTAAAACAAAATAAGCACTTTAACTCTACATACACAGTATTAAGCGATGCGTTAGGGATTCCTATTGATGAGGTGATACGGATATGCAACGCATAAACAAATATAAGATTCTGGATGGCGATAAAGTCATATTTGATGGCAGTTCGATTGAAATCGCTGAAAAATTCGGAATTAAGCCGAAAGACCTCGGCACATACGCAGTCAATCATACGAAATTACTAGGCAAATATTTTGTTGTGAGAAACGGAAAAGTCATGGCAGAACGAACTAAAAAGATAGTACAAACCTCAAAACATAAAGACAATCTGGAATATCTCATAAAGCATTTAAGGAAATATGGGAACACGTGCTTTAATGGAAAGGTTGATGATTACATTGAGGAGTTGAAAGAAGTCGGACTAGAACCTAAAATAAGACAAGTTGTATCGAGGAATATGTCAGGCAGAAAAGAGAAATGGTGGGTGTTAGAGTTATGAAAAACAAAGACAGATACGACATGAACAGATTAAGTGTTCACATAGAGCCACAGGGTTATTTAGGAACACAGTTAGAAATCATCTATGATAATGCTACTGTCGAGATTTATCGAAGCAAGGAGCAGAGTTTAAGAGCGTTTCTGGAATGGCTAGAAGTGGATAGAGAGGATTATTAATGCAAGTCCACTATTACAAAACAACTTGGGGTAAAGCGTGGCAGAAGTACAATCAGAAGAAACACGGATATAATCCAAAGTTCGCTGATGTAAAGCCATTAAACAAGCGAAAAAAACGCAGATCAAAGCCGAAAGCAGAAAAGGAACACAAAACAAGGCAAGAAGTATTCAAAGAGCGTAGGGAACAATGGGAAAAACTGAAAGCGAGGAAGAATGAAAGAGAACAAGGATAAAATGCTTAAAGTTAGATTATCTAAAACCGAACTTGAAGAATTAAAAATAAAAGCAAAAGCAAACAACACAACCATGAGCGATTATGTAAGACAATCACTAGCTAAATTGAAAATTATTAATATTGTGAAAAGCGATAATGGAGAAACAGAATGAAATGGTCTTATGTTATGGGCTTCTTATTAGGCTCAATTATGGCACTATCGTCTGGTAAAAATTGGCTCATATTTGTAGAAGCCTTGATATGTTTGATTGTGCTTATATTGCACATTGCACGGATATGGTAGGAAAAACAGAATGAAAGAATACATAGTATCGTTTGCAGATGATACGGATATCGAACAGTTTGAACGTATCTATGGTACAAATGGTGAAATAGTTAGATGTAAAGATTGTATATACAATGTCGCAAATATGCAGAAAGACACATTGGATATCACAGACTATACCGATATTGTTTGTACTTATTTTATGACTGATGGTTTGGAACCTAATGACTATTGTTCAAAAGGAGAAACAGAATGAAAGTAGTAATTGATATATCTAAAAAATTATATGACAGATACAAAGAAAAAGACCATATTAAAAGATGTGATATAGATGAATTTGAAAAAGCATTAAACAGGTGCATTATACTTCCAAAGGGGCACGGGGCAATAAAAGATGTTTCACAGATTGAAATACCAATGTGTGAGGATAGATCATATGAAAAATGGGTACAGGTTGCTATAAATTCTGCACCAACAATTATTGAAGCAGATAAGAAAAGTAAGGTGAAAGAATGACAAGAGAAGGAGTAAAAATAGGCGAAGAAGTATATATTCACGGATATATTGATAAAATTCGCAAAGATATTGTAATCATCAGAAATGAGGGCGGTTATTTTGGAACTGTGTCAAGTGAAATAAATACATTAGAGCAAGAGTCAAACAAGTGGATTCCTGTAAGTGAGAGGTTGCCAAAAGAGAACGGATGGTATCAATGTACAGTTATCCCAAATAATGTACCAATGACATTGGAATTGTTTTTTAAAAATGGTAAGTGGTTAGATAATCGAAGAATTAATATGTTTGATCTATATGATATATATGGCTATGGCAATACTAAAGAAAAACATAAATTATCTTATCAGGATCTGATTTCAGAATTCGAGTGGACAGAAAATGTTATTGCATGGATGCCCTTGCCAGAACCCTATAGAGGAGAAACAAAATGAAAGAAGAAAGACTGGATAAACTCATTGAATATCTTGAAGAATTACAACCTGATACTTGCCCGTTTTATGACGCTGGAATTAATAACAAAACGACACTAGACTTTTCGGAAGAATTGCCATTCTGCACTGAAGAATTTTGTATGAATTATGGTGGTGGCGAATGTTGGAAAAAGTGGATATTGGGGGAAAAGGAATGAAGAACCTTAAATTTACAAACAGAATGTCAATTAGCAAATTCATAAACTATAAAGAACAGTTCATAAACCTTGTCCGATTAATAGGAGTAATCACCTATGGAAAAGAGCGTTGGTTAATTCAGGATAATGATTTGTGGTATGACCGAGAAACAGGAACATATATCGTCACCAACGAATTACAAGACAGAATATGCGATGTGATTAATGAACTAGAAAGGAATTGCCATTAATGAACTTAACAAGGAAACTCTTTAAAATCGTTATTACCTTAACAGGATTAATCATCGGATCATTGGCTAGTATCAATACACAGATGATTCCAACACGGATTCAAGTAGTAAGCAATGAAAACGTGCATTTACTATTGAAAGACAACGGAAACAACGTATCAAGCGTAAATGTATCAGGAATGTCGCTATTACCGATTCATGTTGATAATTCAGGATATTATTTCTCACCGACACTATCAATGGACGATTTATCTAAAACCGATGTAAGAGTTAGTGAAAATTATATCTTTAAGAGCGTAGATGCACGATTAGATACTCAAACAGACAACGCTTATCTTCAGGCTGAACTCGTAATAAATGGCGAGGATATAGTAAACAAAGCCATAAGATGCCAATTAAGAATCGGCACTAATTACTACTATTTGAGTGAAGATGAGCCGATATGCTTAACAGATGTATTGTTGAGTAACACAAAGGACACAACGATCAAAGCGTCTTTCTATTACGAACTAGAGGACGAGAGTTGCACCATAGAGAACCTAAACAATGCGATAGGAAGCGATGTGGAATTAAAACTGTATGTGTATGTAAAGGAGTGATTTTATGAGAAAAGAAATAATTGTCTGCCAGATGGATCAACTGCCAAAGAATCTCACTTGTGAGAGAGCAATAACAAACAATGACGATTTAATACTATTAAACGCTGAAATGGATGGTGTTTATTGGGATGAGGTGCATTTTTCGTTAAGCTCACTAGAAAGCTATTACATAAAGACGATATATGAAGATAAACAATAAGAAACGCAATCTCATAAGATATAAGTATTACAGAACCGATACACTTTATGCTGATAATAACTTCTATTTCATTACCTATAATGATTCACGATGCAGAGCTAATCATATCAAGCAGAAGCACGGAATCAATCAGAGGTGGGCATTAATGGTACATACTAGGGAAGATGGCACAATAGTCTATCATAAGTGGGCGAAATCGTTTAAAGGTGAAAAGCACGTATTTATGGTGAGGTGGTTTGATACGTTGGCAGATAATAGGTTTCCATTAGCAGAAAGGAAAAAAGATGATTAAACCGAATAACATATATCTAGGTGATTGCTATGAATTGATAAAAGAGATCCCTGATAAAAGTGTTGACCTGGTTTACACAGACATTCCTTATTTGTTTGATTCGCATGGTGCAGGTAATTCTGATCTGGCTAAAAGACTAACAAACAGAAACATTGAGTTAATGTCTATTGATGATAGATACAAGGTATCTAAAGGCCAGACAAATGCAGAAGCTTTAAGAATTGCTAAAAACATTAAAAATAAGCAGATTGGCACAACTTCTTTGGAAGATGGAATAGACTATAAAATCTTTGATGAATTGTGTAGAGTGATGAAATATATATATATATATATATGGTGTTCAAAACTACAATTCGTAGATATACTCAAATATTTTGTTGAAGAAAAGAAATGTCATTTTAATCTTCTGGTATGGTGTAAAACAAATCCAGTTCCAGCTACAAATAATGTTTGGTTGCCTGATTTAGAGTATTGTTTCTGTTTTAAGGAAAGAAATGCACCTAGATACAATGACGGTTATGATCTAAAGCATAAATACTACGTTTCTGCGGCGAATAAGCTAGACAAGGACAATTACTCACATCCGACAATAAAACCGATAGAACTTGTTAAAAAGCACATTTTACATAGCACTAACAAAGGTGATATAGTCCTAGATCCGTTCTGTGGTTCTGGTACTACTTGTAAAGCATGTCAGGAAACAGACAGAAAATATATAGGTTTTGAGATTAACCCAAAGTATTATGAAATTGCAAAAGACAGATTAAACAACATCAATGCGAGAGGTGAAGTTAGTTTGTTTTAGTAAATGGGAATGTATGAGATATATTCCTATAGTATTATGTTAGTGTAAATAAGTATGAAGAAAGGCAGTTAACACTGCCTTTTTGCTTTATTTACCTATTCAGAGAAACCGATAATAAAGCCTATCACTCCTTCCGATAGGCTTATTTATTGTCGGCAGAGGGAAAAACAATGGAATACGTAAACAAACAGGAAATAAAAGAAAAACTAGAAAGATTAATAAACGCCAGGAAGAACAAACCTTGTAATAGACAAGCACTTGTTGAATCACAGGCGTTCCGTTATTGCATTGCCATTGTTGATTCACTAGAAGTGTATGAAACAGATAACAACGTATAAAGAACCTAAATGGATTAAATTAAGGGATTCTGTTTTAAGACGAGATAAATACATAGATCAATACCTTGCAAGATATGGAATATTTAAACCGGCAGAGTTGGTTCATCATATATTCCCTGTTATAGATTTTCCAGAATATCAGTATTGTGAATGGAATCTTATCTCGATAACGAAAAAAACACATAATATGTTTCACGATAAAGAAACAGATATGTTGAGTAAGAAAGGCATAGAGTTGCTGGAACGAACAGCAAGGCGAAATAAGATACCTATACCATATGAATACATTAATCAGAGGAAAAAGAAAGTACATGCCATGTTTATGAATGGAAAGGGGGTTTAATGACACAGGAAAAATGGAGAAAAAAGATTGTTGAAAACTGTAAATCAGTAGGAACTTACGAAAAACATTTTGAAGATGTTATTGATACTCTTTCACAGATACTTGAACAAAGAGATATAGTTCATAAACAATGGGTTGATGAAGGAAAAATAACTATTATTACTCATGTAAATAAAGCCGGTGAAGCAAATCCGGCTAAAAATCCGTTAATAACACTAGAAGCTGACCTGAATACACAGGCTTTAGCACTTTGGAAAGAGTTATGTTTAACCCCAAAAAGTTTTAAAGACGCTAAAAACGTTAAAATAGATAAACCTAGCAGTTTTGAAGATATACTCAACGATATAACTTCTTGAAAAAATCGTATAAAGAAACATCAATTGAGTTTGCAAAAAGTGTTGTAAGTGGTAAAAAAATCGCTGGCAAAGAGGTTATATTAGCTTGTCAGCGTTTTTTAAACGATCTAAAAAGGAAGGATTTAGAGTTAAGAACTGCTGAACCGGATAACGCCATAAATATTATTCAAACGTTTTTAGTTCATCAACAAGGCGAGGATCTGGAAGGAAAACCATTACAAGGCAAACCAATGATACTAGAACCATGGCAGATATTCATTATCTATAATCTGCTTGGTTTTTATTACAAAGGCACAAACAAACGAAGGTATAAGGAAGCCTTTATTGAAGTTGCTAGAAAAAATGGTAAGACGAGCCTAGTTGCAAGTCTATCGTTTGCATTAAGTTTGTTGCAGAGGAAATCTGGAGCAAAAACTTATATTGTTGCTAGTGCCTTAAAACAAACGCTAGAAGCGTTTAACTTCTTGAAATTTTCATTGATGAATAAAGGCTATGATAAAGCAATGAAAATTAAAGATAATTCGTTTGAACATTCTATTAAATATCAATTTAAAAAGGATGGGAAAATAGATGGATCTTTTGAAATCTACGCTATGCCAACAAATCCTGACAGTCAGGATTCCTTTAACTGTTCATTTGTAATTGCAGATGAAGTTGCTAGTTATAAAAAACCTAGTCAATATAACAGATTTAAGGAAGCTACAGCAGCTTATGAGAACAGTTTAGTTATAGGCATTACAACTGCCGGCGATAACGTTAACTCATTTGGCTACGCTCATCAGGAATATGCGATTAAGGTTGTTAATGGACTTGTAAAAGACGATAGCTTATTCGTTCTGATTGCAAGAGCAGATCAGGAAGAAAACGGAGATATTGATTTTACAAATCCGATACAGCATGAAAAAGCAAATCTTAATTATGGTGTAACCATAAGACCGGAAGAAATACTCCAGGCTAGTTTACAAGCTCAAAACGATCCGATCAAACGAAAAGACTTTTTATCACGTAGATTGAACAGATACACAACTTCAATGAAAGCGTGGTTTGACATTGAAGAATTTAAACGAAGTGATGAAAAGTATGATTGGACTTTGGAAGAATTAGCGAAACTGAACATTAAATGGTATGGTGGCGCTGATTTATCCAGACGATCAGACCTAACCGCAGCTGCATTATATGGAAATTACAAGGGAGTTGATATTTGTATCACTCATGCCTTTTTTCCTATAACAGAAGCTGCAAACAAGGCTGAAAAAGACAAAATACCATTATATGGTTGGAAAGATGATGGTTGGCTTACTTTATGTAATTCACCGACAGTAAACGTTTCAGATGTTGTTAATTGGTTTATTGAAATGCGAGAAAAAGGTTTCAAGATCGTAGATGTAGGCCATGATAGAAAGTTTGCTGGTGAAGAATACTATCCTCAAATGGTTCATGCAGGGTTCAAAGTAACAGATCAACCACAGTATTACTATCTGAAATCACAAGGTTTCAGACACATTGAAAATACTGTTAAAAATGGCAACTTATATTATCTGCATAGTGAAGCATATGAATATTGTGTATCGAATGTTAAAGCAGTAGAAAAGACAGATGATATGGTGGCCTATGACAAGATACAGAAAGAACAGAGAATAGATTTATTCGATGCTTCTGTATTTGCTTGT